AAGCAAATACAAGTCTCCGTCAACCGGAGACTTTTGCACTCCCGCACAGTATATTGCAGAGTTAGTATGCCAAAAACAAGCAAAGCATGAAAAAGCTGGAACTCTCCCTTATAAATTTTGGAATACTCCAAAGTGGAAAAAGATTTATATTCGTCAGGTGTCTTTAGCCAATAAACTAATTAAAGAATATGGCGAAGAGCCAGTAATAAAGTTTGCATCATCTAAAGCTGGATCAAAGACTATTTCGTTGGGAGCTAGGAATGTAAGGTCAGACATAGAAAAAATCAAGTTTTCGCTTGACAATGCTCCAAAGCGTGATACAATAGAAGTAATCGAACCTCCAAAGGGTTCGTTCGCCCCAAGAAAAACATTTGGGTCGAAAACATTGATACAAAGACTAAAGGAAGTTGAAGATGACAGATAAAGAGTTTGTAAAAAAATACGGCGACTATCTAACAACTGGAGATAAAGTTCTTGAACAAAAGAAATCTTACAAAACGATATCAATTAGCCCTGCTATTGACTTGGCTCTCGGTGGTGGTATTAAGGAGGGTTCTTGGGTAATTCTATCGGGTCCACCAAAAGTTGGCAAGACAACCACAACAATGCAAATCATTGCTAACTGCCAAGCTTTAGGTCGCAAGATTATTTATCTTGACGTTGAGGGACGATTAAAAGAAATGAACTTTGAAATTCCCGGAATTGATCCATCATTAGTTCAAGTTATTAGATCTGGAGATGAGCCACTAGCAGCAGAAACTTTTCTAGATATTGCAAGGAAATTACTATTAGACAAGGAAAACGAAGGATGCGTGCTTGTTATTGATTCTATTTCATCCCTTATTCCTTCTCGCGATCTTGATGAAGACATTAGTGGAATGACGAGGCCGGGGTTGCCTAAGATTCTTTCTGACTTTGTGAAAAAGCTGGGTCAGGCAGTTCCAAATCAAAAATGTTTGGTGATTATGATTACACACATGATCACGAATACAAGTGGCTATGGTAAGTCAAAAATGGCCGATGGTGGCGTTAAGATCCAATTCCAAGCGGATACACGCATGGAGGTAAAGACGGTCTCTCCGTGGGAAGCAGCGGGGTCTTCCAAGGAGAATAAAAATGTCATTGGGTTAAAAGTGACATGGGATGTATTATGTTCTTCAATAGGCTCGCCTTATAAAACGTGCGATAGCTGGATTAGATTTGGTCATGGAATTGATAAAGTGCAAGAGATTCTTATGATTGCAATTGACCTCGGATTAATTTCAGTGGCTGGGTCGTGGTATAATCTTGACTTTATTGAAAGCGAAAAGGTTAAATTACAGGGTCAGGAAAAGGTATATAATTATCTCACCGAACACCAAGAGCTGTATACATTACTAGAGTCTAAAGTCAAGGAAATGTTGTATTGAAAATTCTAGGTTTAGACGGCAAAGAACATTCTTGGATTCCAAGTAATAATATTGTTGACACTGAAAAAAGATCGGGACTACATAATAAAGCTCGACAACTTCTAAAAGAAAAATATCCCAACGAGAGGATTCTTGAAGAATTAGTATTGCCGGGAACTAGAACAGACAATAGAAAATCCACCCTCAAGGCGGATTTTTTTATTCCAGTTAGATCATTAATTGTAGAAGTTCATGGTCAGCAACACACAGAATATAACAACTTCTTCTTTGCGAATAAATTAGAGTTTTATAAGGCTCAAGCGAGAGATCGAGATAAAAAACAATGGTGCGAGATCAATCAATTCGAACTAATAGAACTTTTTCACAACGAGTCTATTGAAGAATGGAGAAATAAACTGTGGAAGAAGTAGATGATAAAATAAATAAATTCCATAAGAGTATTGATGAATGGATTGAAAGTAAACATATAGACTATGGACTAGATTCTTTTGGCGAAAAGGTACATGAAGTAGGAAAGATACTGCATTTAAGTAGAGAAGAATTAAAAGCTATGTCTGTGATAGATTATCAAACGGCAATATTCCTGCTTAACCAATACTGGGCTTATTTAAACACTCTATTGGCAAGAGAAAAAGCTGTTAAAACTTGGGCCGATCAAGGCATATGGTATATAATTACAGGGATGCAGCATGATAAATATTCCAAGTGGGAAGAGAAGTATCATATGTCAATTAGAGCAAGTCCAATCGGCATTAAATTACAAATTTTAAAAACAACCGCAGAAGCTAGAATTTTAGCAACAGAAGCAACTTCTAGCAGATTGGAAACTGCAATCAAGGTTTTAGAAAATTTATCGAGGAGTAAAAGTTATGACAGATCTTAAGGAACAGGCAAAAAAAATAATTGCAAAAGGAAAAATCCTAAATGACCCAGAACTTATTAAAATGGGTTTAGATATGTTGGACGCTATGCCAGATCAAGAAGATATCATTGACAAAGGAGAAAACTTTATTAAAGTCTCAAGCTCCTCTTCTTTTATAGATCAATTTAGAACCGATAATAAATCTCCAATTGATACTAAATATGGAAGAAAAGTAACTGTAAACGTATCTGGAAGAGTCAATGGTTTTAAAGATGATAAAACTGAAGCCACAGAATTAATTGGAAAAACGCCAAATATTGTTCCAGCTCCAAGAAATAGAAAAACGCCCGTAGTTTCGGCAACATGTACTGTATGTGGAAAATCAGAAAAGGTAAATGAAATATTTGTACAGGGTAAAGAATTTTATCGCTGTGAATCATGCTTATTGAAAGGAAAATCTTAATATGTCTCAAGAAATTTTTATTAGTCGCGAACTACCAATTAAATTACTTACTGAAACAGCAAAATTGCCAGACAAGGCTAATTTATTTGATGCTGGTTTAGATTTATACTGCGATGAAGAACTAGTAACACTAGCCCCCGGAGAACGCAAACTGATCTCAACGGGCATTTCTATGGCAATTCCCAAGCAATATGTTGGGTTAATCTGGCCAAGATCAGGACATGCGGTTAAAGGTGGAATTGACACGATGGCTGGCGTGATTGATTCCTCTTACAGGGGAGAAGTCAAGGTTCTTCTTGTTAATCATGATGGTAAAGTACAATTTTTCCGAAAGGGTGACAAAGTTGCCCAGATTCTGATCCAGCAGATTGACGATTTCACTCCAGTAGCGTATAATGATTTAGGCGATACGTCTAGGGGTGACAAAGGTTTTGGGAGTTCAGGCACTTGACATATCTCAAAATAGGATTCATACTATTCATAGCATTCTACTGTATAGTATCGTATAGAATAATTAGTAGCACAATCATAGGAGAAATGGGTGACAAATGAATACACTAGTAGCACTAGCAGCAATGTCGTTAGGTCAATTCTTTGTGGTTAATCCACAAATTCCAGTTGTGGTTCAGCAACCTCAGCCAATTGTCGTGCAATATCAATATGTAGTCCAGCAACCACAATATGTAATTGTACCTAGAACAATCTATATACCAGTACAGGTTCAAACATATCAACCTGTCTACTATCCATATCCAATCTATAGAATTTACCCTTAAGGAGAACGCAATGAGCGAAGAAAAGAATCCATTAAATGTCTATAACCAACTAGAGATTATTAAAAATGCCGTTGACCAGATTGAAACAATTCATGTATATGAACTTGCCAATCGCCAATTTGGGACTTCATCAGAAGAGAGTTTAAAAATTCGAATTGATGAATTAGACAAGCAAATTCTTGAATATGAATTGCAGCTTGCAGACTCGCAAGGTTATATTGACGATATATTAGATTCGAACAAGAGCTTGCTTGAAGCAACTAATCAATTGATCGCCGAAAAGAATCTAGCCTTAGAAAATCGCCAATTAACACAAGATCAGGCAGATAAAATAGTTTCTGCTTATCATCAATTACCTTGGATTGTGAAGAAGTTTTATGGAGTGAATTAATATGAGCCAAGCCGTACTTGAAAATTTACCTATTGAGCGGGCTGTGCTAGCGGGCATCTGTCAGTATGGCTTGGAAGTTTACGTAGAATTAGATTTTTTACAACCAGAGTATTTTAGTCATGAATTAAATCAAGTAATATTTACATGCCTTCAAGATATTATTAATTGTAATCAGAATATCGAATTCTCCAGTCTTTTCGCTACTGCAAATAAATTGGGTGTATACGAATTAATTAACAAGACGACCGAATTAAGTTTTATTCGGTCGTTATTTAATTTTCCGATCAACAAGGAAAATATTCCTAAATTTGCAGCGAAGTTAACTAAGTTAAAATTAGCGAGAGATATTAAAAAAGCTCTATCTGTATGCGATAAATCACTTGCTAAAATTACAGGTGATGAAAACATCGAAGATATTATAGGTATGATTGAAAATCCTATTATGGAAATCACATCATTAGCCTACAAAGAACAGAATAATAAGACAGTTTTAATCGGTGAAAATATTAATGAATATGTCGATTACCTTATCAATAACCCTACTGATTATCTGGGCATTCCTACCGGATTCCCAAAATTCGACGAAGCTATAGGAGGTGGACTGAGAAGAAAGTCAGTCACTCTAATAGGAGCTAGAACGGGCGTAGGTAAAAGCGTTATCTCTACGAATGTTGCTGATTATGTATCTGGCAAATATAACATACCATGTCTTTATTTAGATACAGAAATGGATCTTGGAGACCAAAGAAATCGTATGTTGGCTAAAATTAGTGGTATTAAAATTAATGATATCGCCAAAGGAAGTTTTGCAAGCAAATATATGGAAAAAAATAGAGTTATTAAAGCAGCAGAATATCTTGAAAAGATACCATATCACTACATATCAATTGCAGGACAACCATTTGACAATATCCTTAACATTATTAAAAGGTGGATACACCAATATGTTGGATTTGATGAAAACGGCAGAACAAAAGATTGTCTAGTTATTTATGACTATTTTAAATTGATGAGTTCTGCTGGACTTGGAGCTGCTATGCAAGAATACCAAGCTCTCGGCTTTCAGATCACTAAGATGAATGACTTTTGTATTAAATATGATATTCCATGTTTATCATTTGTCCAATTAAATAGAGAAGAAGAAATTGCACAATCTGATAGATTGCAATGGCTTGCTTCTACAGTTGCTAAATTTCAAGTAAAAAGCGATGAAGAAATGGCAGATGATGGCTATGAAAACGGTAATAGGAAAATTGTCATCGTTAAAGCTCGTCATGGTTCAGGACTTGAGTATGGCAATTATATCAATATCAAGATGAACGGGGCAATTGCAAAATTGTCTGAGGGACATACAAGAGATGAAATCAAGAATGGAGTGGCAACAAATGCCTTTGAAGACACAGACTTCGAAATACGAGAAGGTGAGCCGGGAGAAGATTTATTCAATCTGTAGTGAACTATCAGACAAAGTTCCTTCTTTAATGCAAGCTCTAAAAATTGACTTCGTAGAGTTCCCAAATCGGGTAACTTTTCCATGTCCAATTCACGGTGGAGATAACGATGAAGGCGCTTGCATATTTACAGATGGATCTAAAACCAAAGGAAACTGGAGATGCTGGACCCATTGTTGCGAAAAAGATTACGGTCAAAACATGATAGGATTTATCAGAGGCGTTTTGTCTAAAAAGGAAGGCAAAGAGGTGAATTTCTATAAATCACTTAATTTTGCACTCTCATTTTTAAATAAAAAAATACTTGATATACCAGAAGAAAAAGTAAGCGAAACTATTTACGAAATCAATAAAGTTAACGAAATTGTAAATAGAAAGCCAGAAAAGATAAACTTAAATCTATCTAGAGATCAGATCATAAGTAATCTAAGTATTCCTTCTGAATATTATATAGGAAGAGGTTATTTACCAGAAACTCTTGTGGCTTTTGATGTCGGAGAATGTTATAATCCTAATAAACAGATGCACAATCGAGCCGTTGTTCCTATCTATGATATTGATGGAAGCTATGCAGGGTGTACTGGTAGAGCTTTAAATAATGAAATTAAGCCAAAATGGTTTAATAGCAAGGGCTTCAAGAAAGCTCTTTATCTATATGGTGTATGGGTAACTATGCCATATATCAAACAAACCAATACTGTTGTTCTTGTAGAAGGACAGGGTGACGTTTGGAGACTATACGAAGCTGGAATTAAAAATTGTGCTGGTATATTTGGATCAGATCTAAGCGAAGATCAACTAGTTGCATTAGAAGAAATGGCAATATTTAATATTGTTATATTGACTGATACTGACGAAGCTGGAGAAAAAGCCGCCGAAAGCATAAAGACAAAAGGCGGAAGAAGGTTTAATTATTACAGGCCAACAATATCTAAAAAGGACATCGGAGAGATGACCATTGAAGAAATCAACACAGAACTCAAACCTCAAATAAAGGGATTATTTTAATGTCAAGAATTTTAGCATTTTCGGGTAAAAAGCAATCAGGTAAAAATACGCTTTGTAATTTTTTGCATGGATATCAATTAAAGTCATTCGGCGTGATTGAAGGTTTTGATATTCTGGAAGACGGAAAACTTATTGTTGATACAATGATCAAGGATGATAATGGAAAAGACCAGCGAGGCATGGGCGAAATTGATGTGACTCGGACAGATATTGAGTTCTCTATCTGGGCTATGGATAGTGTGTGGCCATTTATTAAACATTACGCTTTTGCAACTACTTTAAAAGAAATTGCAATTGGACTATTTAATATTGACAGAGAGCTGTTGTATGGCACAGACGAGCAGAAGAATACACTTCTGGAGTATAAATGGGAAAACATGCCAACAAAAATTAAGGGCAAGTCTGGCTTTATGACTGTAAGAGAATTCATTCAGTATCTTGGTACTGAGATTTTTCGTAAAATTTATCCTGATGTCTGGACGAATAAAGCTATTGCAGACATTTTAAGTGAAGAGCCTCATTTTGCTGTAGTAACGGATGTTAGATTTGAAAATGAAATAAAGGCTATTCAGGATGCTGGCGGCAAAGTCATTAGATTGACAAGATCAATTGAAAGTGAAGATTCTCACACAAGCGAACTAGAGCTTGATAATTACGATGGATTCGACGCAGTTATCGACACTAAAAATCTAAGCATTCAAGAATCATGTGTCAAACTTCTAGAAATTTTAGAAGAGTGGAAATGGTTTAATAACGAAATAGTAATACCCCCAAGAAGAGAATCTTTTGACCGCAAAAAGAACGTCACGACAATCAAATGATAACAACATACTTTAGAAGCTCCAGTTTAAATAATTGGAAATATTGCGAGCTTCAATACTTTATGACTTACGTTCTTGGTCATTATTCTCCTTCGGGAAAAAAAGCAGATTTGGGAACGATAACGCACGCAGTACTTGAAACCTTAGCCATATGTAAAAAGAGAACCCAGTTTAACAAAAGAAGCACAATGAAAGTCACTCAAGAACCCTTGGGTGACTTCTCTTTTACAGAACAGCAATTGTATACAGATGATTTTGTAAATTCTGTTCTGGACAGAAGTTTTGAATTCTATAAAAAGGGATCGCCTCATAATGAGTTTAACCAAAAAGACTATGAGTTTTGTTATAAGATGGTATGGGATACGTTAGCATACAATAAAGGACAGTTTGACCCACGTAATCGCAAGGTGATTGATACAGAACCCCACTTTGATATCCCAATTTTGGAAGACTGGGCTAAATTTGATTATGTTATGCCGTCTGGAGAAAAATTATCTGGAAATCTCGCTATTAAAGGAACAATTGATCTTGTAACTGAGATGGAAGATGGTACAATAGAGGTAATCGACTGGAAAACGGGTCAAAGACTAGACTGGGCCACTGGAGAGAAGAAAGATTATGATAAACTTATGAAGGATACACAACTATTGCTATATCATTACGCAGTTAGTAAAATGTATCCTAAACATAGGCACTCTATTATGACTATTTTCTTTTGCAGAGATGGAGGTCCGTTCTCACTGGCATTTGATAAAGAAGATGACGCTAACTTTATAAAATATCTAGAAAAAATGTTTAAAGAGGTTGTGTTAAATCAAACTCCAAAACCAATATCTAGAGAAAGAGCTAGCTTCAAATGTCAAAAACTTTGTCACTACTACAAGACAAATTGGCCCGGAACAGACACTACAATGTGTCACTATATTGAAGACCAGTTAAAAACCATAGGGATGACAGAAACGGTTAAGAATTGTTCTAAGCCGGGGTTCACAATTGGGAAATATAAAGATCCGGGAGCAGTTGAATGATATTGCCAGTGATAACAACACACTATTCATTATTGAAAGGCTTCATCAAGCCCGATGAAGCTGCTAAAAAATGTAAAGAATTAGGCTATACACATTGCTTAATTGCCGATATTGAAACTATTAGTGGTGTTGTTGATTTCTTCAATGCCATGAATAAAGCTGGGATCGTACCCATTCTTGGAATGCAAGCCGATAATGGGTATTACATTGCTAAATCCCTAAAAGGATACAGAGCTTTAATTAAGTTAGCGTCTAAAGAAAAGATAGAATACGACAAAGAAGACATGCAATTTTACACAGAAGATCAACTAGCAGTTATGCCAGTTTATTATGCTGAACAAAATGATGCAATTCTTCATAGGATGGTATTGTGTCTCAACTTTAAAACTACACTTAAGAGAGCTAAAGATGTGGATATGGGAGAATATAAAAAATTCTTTGAATCTGATCATTATTTCTTTCATCCAACTCATAGGATTATACCTAGCGAAAAGCAATACTTGGGAACTAAACAGTTATATTCTGAACTGCAACAGTATAGCATTCTTTCTAAGCCTAAACTGCCTCGCGTAGATTGTGGAGATATGTCTGAAAATGATTATCTAACGCAATTATGTAGAAATGGCTGGCGAGCAAAACTTATGCATTTAAAAGATGATAAGAAGAGGGAATACACTGACCGTATTAAATATGAGTTGTCTGTTATTCATGGGTTTGAACTATCTGGATACTTTTTAATTGTGCAAGACATTATTAACTACGTAAGAAAGAATGAGTGGCTACCGGGACCGGGACGTGGAAGTGCTGGTGGATGTTTAGTGTCATATTTACTTGGGATTATTGATATTGATCCTATGAAATACGATTTATTATTCTCTAGATTTTTAAATGCTGGTCGATTTACCAAAGACAACATCTCATTGCCCGATATTGATATGGACGTTCCATCCGTTCACCGCGATGAAATTATTGATTATATCAAGAACAAGTATGGTAATGAAAGAGTTTACCAGATGATTACATTTGGGCGTCTGCAAGGTCGATCAGCAGTCAAGGATGTTGCTAGAGTTTATGGGGACTTGTCTTTTAGTGAGCTAAATGAGATCACTGAGAGCTTACCACAAGAAGCTAGCATCTCGGATGAATTGGAAGAAATGGATATAAAATCAGTTATTCGATGGACTCTTGAAAATGATCCAAAGAAACTTGAAAAGTGGTGTAGAATTGATAAGGAGGGCAATTTATCTGGTGAGTTGTCAGATTTGTTCTCTCTTGCTATAAGAATAGAAGGAACTTATAAATCTCAAGGAAAACATCCGGCAGGAGTAATTATTTCTAATGAAGATCTAATCAATGATGCACCTCTTATCACAGATAAGAATGGTCATAGATTAGTCGCATTTGAAATGCATGACTTGGATAAGGTTGGTTTGACTAAATTTGATGTGCTTGGGATTAACTTACTAGATAAAATTATGCAGATTACAGAGAAGGATTAACATGAAGGAAAAATTTCTAGACTACGCAACTGTTGTCAGGGATGGTAATGACATTGATTTTAAAGACTTGAGCTTGTCTGATCTTAGAAATCATGTTCCTTGGTACAGAGAGAAGAAGAATGGAATATACCAAGTCCACAATAATAAGTATTCACAAATATTTTACGACCTAAATGAAGCTATTGATAAATTTTTAGAATTGAGAAATAATTATTGACGTTTCAAAGATTTTTGTGTATAATAACACGGAGACAATATAAGGAGATCCAATGAATACAAAAATCTGTCAAGTATGTAAAGTTGAAAAAGATAAATCTGCCTTTTATAAAAAGGGTTCGGGTTTACAATACCGATGCAAAGAATGTGTTAAAATTCATATCAAATATGAAAAATGTCCAAATTGCAATAGACAAAAAAGGTTAGAAACGCAATTATGTTCAACATGTTCAAGAAAATCACAAATAGAAATATATCCTCAAGAATTAATTGATGAAGTTGTAGAATTATATAATTCTGGATTATCTACTTGGAAAATAGCTGATAAAATAGGTTCTTATCAAATGAAAATAAGACGAATATTAAGTCGTAATAATATTCAAATGAGAGAAAATGATTTTATAAATAATGGAAAATGCAGAGCAAATAACCCGGCTTGGAAAGGTTGCGGAGATATAAGCGGAGCATTATTTAGGCAAATAAAAAATTCCGCTGACCATAGAAGAATAGAATTCAATATTACTATTGATTTTATTAATGAATTATACAAAACTCAAAATGGAAAGTGTGCATTGTCTGGTCTAGAAATCACACTATCTAAAAGTGATGAACACCAAAAGACCGGAAATTATACTGCATCTCTAGACAGAATAAATCCCGATATTGGATATGTTGAAAGTAATATTCAATGGATTCATAAATGGGTTAACAGAATGAAGTCAAATTTACAAGAAGATGAATTTATTTATCTGTGTAAAAAAATAGTTGATAATAATAAACAAGAAATTAAAGAAGTTGAAATTACTACATTAACCCAAAACAAAAGAAGAAGAAAAAAAGATGTCAATTAATTGTTTCAAAGATTATATTTGTTTTGATTTCGAAACCACAGGTAAAAACCCTAATAAGTGTCAGCTAACTCAAATATCAGCAATCGTATTGCATGGTAAGAAGTTAACACTTCAGCCGGGTGGAGTATTTGATATTGAAGTACGTCCTGAGTTTGATGATGAAAAAGCCATTAAAGCGGGGTTTGATCCTGTTGAACAAGAAGCTCTTGATGTAACACGTAAAACCCGCGAACAATTAGAAAAAGCTGTTGGCCCTAAAGTTGCTTGGCAACAGTTCTCTAATTTTGTAACTAAGTTTAATATGAAGGGATCTCCATACTTTGCCCCAATTCCTGTAGGGTTTAATATCAATAACTATGATATGCCAATCTTAAATAGGTATTGTCAAATGTATGGGCCATCTGAAGAAAAAACCGGAAAGCAAAAGCTCGTTCATCAAATTTATAAAGTAGACATGATGGATGTGCTATTTGGATGGTTT